ATATTCGTAATCCAGGAGATTATAGTAATTGGAAATCTCAATTAAGTGATAATTATAAATGTTTTCCTGCTTCAGAAACACCAATATATCCTATAAAAATATGGAGATATAAACCACCAAAATATGATAAAGATACTGGAAAATTAATTTCTCCAGGTAAAGAACGTAATAATGAACAAACAACAGTTATAATCAATCCTACTTCAGTTGTTGATATGTGTCAACGAATTCAAACAGATCCAAAGCAATCTAAAAATAAAATGTTAGTAATTCATACGGATGCAGGTTCACAAGGTACACATCATGCAATGAATCAAGGAAGTTTGCATGGTGATTGGAAACATCCCGGATATCATATATCTGTTGATGTTGAAGGATATTGTAATAGAGGTAGATTTGACAATGAAAATACCTATGGGTGTAAAAATAACAAAACAGAAACAAATCCTGCTAAAGATGGACCCCCCTCTAATTATAATTACTCACCTTATAAAAATAAAGAATTGGTAAATGGTAATAATAGTTCAACAAGAAAATCAGATTCAATTCAAATAATAAACATATCTTGGTTAGGAAGTAATAAAAATATAAGTAACCCTTATGCTAATAAAGCTAATGGAGATTGGTTAACTAATGCTACAATGACTAAAAAACAAGCTCATAGTATAGCTAAACTAGTAAAAACATACATAAAAAAATATCCTGGCATACAAGTATGTGGACATAATCAACTAGGACCAACAATTAAAGATTGTCCTTGTTTTAATGTTCCTAAATGGGCAGAATTATGTGGAATTCCCGACAAAAACATATATAAAACGTTCCATAATCTTGCACCTAATCATAAAACATGGACTCCTGAGAAAGCATTTTCAGATGATAATACCCATTTTTCAAAAAATTCAGTTAAAATGTTTAAAGAATTAGGAGATATTAGTACATGGAATATTACTCCCTCATCTACTCCACAAAATTCTCCAATAACTAATAATAATAACGTAGATAGTTTTGGTAATCCTGTTGTAGGATCTTCTGATTTTAAAGATTTTAGAGACATGGATTGTAGTGAATTTAAAATATTCCAAAATAATATTGAAAATAATGGTCCTTTTAATAGAACAAAAAATATTCAAGCATTTTCTAGCACATTACCGGATTCAGAAGCTAGAGATGATTATTCTCAAAAAATGTATGAATGTCAAGATACCTAATAAAATAAAATAATATGGCAAATCAAGGAGTAAAAGTAACATCAAAACCACAACAACCTTTTGCATATCAAGGTAATCAAGTGATTATCAATACTGATAGGGTTGTAATGCAATCTAAAAAAGATAGTGTTCTTGTGTTTGCAAAAGAACACATGTCATTTAGTGCAAATAAAAGCATACATTTTGATACAGGAGGAACACCTAATGATCCAGGAGACAGTTATTTTATAATTAATTCTCCTAAAATAGTTTTAGGTTTAAAAAGTAATAATAAAATGCCTACTGAACCCGTTTTATTAGGAGAAAGAACGGAAGAATGGCTAAAAAATCTATTAGCAGCTATAGATGCTTTATGTGATATATTAGATGGTCCTGAACATATTGATTCAGCAGGGGATGTACCTTCTCCTGCTTTAGTATCTGCAATAAAAACCTTTAGAAAAGATCATATAAAAAGATTAGCTAGTGAAATAGGATATACTTATAAAGCGGACGAGGATTTTAAACATAAAGTAGACACTAGTATAATATCAAGTAAACACGTATTTACAATCTAAAATGGAAGCAGTAATAGGTAAAATAACAACAATGTTAAAGTCTAAACTACATGGACTTAAGGGTAAAGCTGTAGATCAAGGTAAAAGAAAGGTAATGAAATATAAAGAAAAATTACCTAATGAAGACCAAATCGCAGAAAAACTTAAGAGTTCAGGATGTTCAGATTCAGATAAAAAAAGATTAGAAGCAAAATATAATAAAATTAAAAATATATTAAATAAAATAAAAGGAATAGTAGCAGGAGCAGCAGCAGCATGTGCAGGTTTAGCAGCTATATTAGCTATGTTAAATGGATTATTAAAAATATTAGATGCAATTATTAAAATATTAAATGTAATTTTAAAAATATTAAAAATAGTAATAAAAATAGCAAAAATAGTAGTTAAATTCTTAGGAGGAACAGGTACAGGTGGTTTAATTGATTTATTGTCTCGTTTAATAGTAAAAGCAGAATATACTATAGGTAAATGGGTTCAAGCAGTAGGAAGAGCAAAAGAATTTATTAAAAAAATGCTTAAAAAATATATTAATCCTATTGCAAAAGCTTTAGCTAAAGCAGCAGCAGCATTAGCTGCATTATTAGGAATAATTGAAGGTCTTTTAATGGTATTAGAAATGTTATACATGTTTATGTTGAGTAAATGTGCTATAAGTGGGGGAGATAATAATTCAACAGCAGATACTAATAATAAAGGAGAAGGAACAGCAGGAGACGGAACAGGAGGGGCAGATGGAGGAGCAGGAGGAAATAGTGGTTTACTAGGTACAGGAACTAAAGGAGATCAATTAGATGCTTTATATAATATGTTACAAAATAGTACTCCTGAAGAAATAATAGGAAGAATGGCATTAAGAAGAGATGATGAATATATTCGTTACATTAGAAATGCTCGTTTCCAAACAATAGGATATGAAAGATTTAATGCAGCTATAAATTCATTTGATAGTACTCAAGGAGTCAATTACCCTTATGCAGATACTAGTAAAAATATAGCTCTAGAAACAAGAATTGATCCTTCAAACGAATTACCAGAATTTCCTGATTTAATTAGGGGAAATGAAAAAAATAATATTTTAAAAAGAAATTTAAGAATTACTCCTGAAGGTCCTAATCCTGATGATGTATCACCAAATACTAACCAAAGTGGAGGATCTTATTAATAAGAATAAAACTAGTTTATATTTATAACAAATAACAATTAACAACATGAAAGCAAAAACTTTTGAAAACCTAATTAGAAAAGTAGTTAGAGAAGAAATCGATTATGCGTTACGTAGAGAAATTAAATCACTTAAGGAAGATTTACGTGATGAATTAAAACCAACAATTACAGAGCATAAAGAAAAAATGGTTGAAGTTCCCGAAGCAACAAAAACTTCATTAAGAGAAAAAATAATGGGCAATGCGCCTTTAAAACAACGTCCAAAACAAGCATTTACATCTAATAGTGCATTAAATGATTTATTAAACGAAACAGCACAGGGAGATACAAACTTAGAATCAGGAAATGCACCTGTAAATTTAGCGCAACCTTTTGCAACAGGAGCTCCATTACCAATGGACACAGCAGGAATGCCAGATTCAGTAGCAAATGCAGTAACAAAAGATTATAGTGGTTTAATGAAAGCAATAGCTAAGAAAAAAGGAAGATAACAAATGCCCATTGTAGAAAGAAGAAATAGAAAAATAAATCCTATAGATTTACCACAAAATGATAAAGTAGCGGTAGGTGTTACTTTTCCCTTTGATGGTGAGGCTGTTTTTAATTCTTCTTATTCTACTAAAGAACAAGTAAAAAGCAATTTAATTAATTTATTATTAACTTCTCCAGGTGAAAGATTAATGAATCCTAATTTTGGAGTAGGAATAAGAAATCTTTTATTTGAACAAGTTTTAGACAAAGAACAAGTAAAAAATAGAATAACAGATGGAGCCCAAATTTATATTCCCGAAATAGACATAAGTAATGTATTTATTAAGAGGGAAAATAATGAAACAACTCCAGAAATCCACACAGTACGAATATCAGTGTACTATAAAGTATTAGCAGACAGATCAACAGATGCAATATTATTAAACTTTTATTAAATTATGGCATTTTCAAAAACATCAAATATTAAAAGAGAAAAAAGCATTAAGTATTTAAATAAAAACTTTAATGATTTTAAAGCACAATTAACTGATTTTGCAGAATCATATTTTCCAGATACTTTTAATGATTTTAGTGATTCTTCCCCAGGAGTAATGTTTATGGAAATGGCTGCTTACGTAGGAGATATTTTATCTTACTATCAAAGTACCCAATTACAAGAAAATTTCTTATTATTAGCTCAAGAAAAAGAAAATCTTTATAACTTAGCTTATTCTTTAGGATACAGACCCAAAGCAACAACAACATCAACAGTAACTTTAGATCTATTTCAATTAGTACCTTCGGATCCTACTAATCAATATCAAGCTGATATGAGATATGCTCTTACAATAGAACAAGGATCAACATTTAAATCTGAATTAGGACCTGAATTTATATTAGAAAAAGATTGTGATTTTAAAGCAGATACGGATGTTAGTCCTTTAGAAATATCAGTATACTCTATAAATAATGCTACAAATCAACCAGAATATTATTTACTTACTAAAAAAGTAAAAGCAAGTGCGGGAGAATTTAAAACAGAATCTTTTCCAGTAGGAAGTTTTTCTAAATTTTTAACTTTAGAATTAAATGATCCTAATATTATATCAATAGAATCAATAACAGATTCTGATGGTAACAAATATGATGAAGTACCATATTTAGCTCAAGATACTCTTTTTGAACCCGTTGAAAATATAGCAAGTAATGATCCCGAATTACATGGTTTTAATGAATCAACTCCTTACTTATTAAAATTAAAAAGAGTCCCAAGAAGATTTGTAACTAGATTAAAATCAAATGATAGATTAGAAATACAGTTTGGAGCAGGAGAAAATAGCGTAGTAGATGAAGAAATAATACCAAACCCAGATAATATTGGTTTAGGAATAAAAGACGGAAGATCAAAATTAGAATTTGCTTATGATCCTTCTAACTTCTTATACACAGGTACTTATGGATTAGTTCCTACAAACACAACATTAAATGTAAATTATAGAATTAATAAATTTGGTTTACAAGCAAATGTACCTGCTAATACAATAAATAAAGTAGGTACCTTATTTGTAAAAACTACTCCTAATGTGGATAATAGCTTATTACAATATGTTAGAGATTCATTATCTGTAAATAATATGATTCCTGCAACGGGAGGAGGAGCAGGAGATTCCGTTGAAGAAGTAAGACAAAATGCTATGGCAGCATTTTCTGCACAAAACAGAACAGTAACTAAAGATGATTATTTAATTAGAACTTTATCTATGCCTGCTAAATTTGGTAGGATTGCTAAAGCTTATATTACTCAAGATGATCAAATTTCTCCTTTAGTTTCTGAACCTGGGAGAATACCTAATCCTATGGCTTTAAATTTATATACATTAGGATATAATAATAATGGTAATTTAACTACTTTAAATAGAGCAACGAAAACAAATCTCCAAACATACCTAGAACAACATAGAATGTTAACTGATGCCATTAATATTAAAGATGCATTTGTAATTAATATAGGAGTAAGCTTTGAAATAGTAGTATTTAAAAACTTTAATAACCAACAAGTAATAAAACGTTGTATTGAAGAATTAAAAAAATACTTTAAAGTAGATAGATGGCAAGTAAACCAACCAATAATAATATCTGAAATATATAATACTATAGGAGCAGTAGAAGGAGTACAATCAGTAGTAGAAGTAGGAGTAAATAATATAGTAGGATCAAGTTTAGGATACTCACACTACAAATATGACTTAAATGATGCTACTATAAAAGGTGTGATTTATCCTTCATTAGATCCAAGTATATTTGAAGTAAGATTCCCTAACCAAGATATTAAAGGAAAAATAACAACATATTAAAATGGCATACTATTCTATATTTCCCGAAAAAGACGCAACAATATATAGTCATCCTAATAGAACAGGCTTAAATACTGGTAGAGATGAAGTATTAGAATTATTAGAAGAAAAATCATCAACTGCTGAACTATATTATCCTTCTAGATTTTTAATTAAATTTAAAAACACAGAAATTAAAGATGTTATAGAAACTAAATTAAATGGAAGTGATTTTAAAACACACTTAGAAGTATTTTCTACAGCACATAAATCCTTACATGCAAATCATATAGTACAAGTTTATGCAGTTTCTCAATCATGGGATGAAGGTACAGGTAGATTTAAAAACAATCCATCTTCTTCTAATGGGGTAACTTGGGACTTAAGAACAGACACTGGTTCAAGCGCAAGAGCAATATGGGCTACTTCAAGTTTTGCTTCTAATTCTACAGGTTCTAGTTGTGATTTTATGATATCAGGAGGAGGTACTTGGTGGACAGGAACAAATTATGTAGCAGAAACATCTTTTTCAAATGCAGATAATTTAGATTTAGATATAAATGTAACTAATTTAGTTAAATTCTTTTCTGCAAGTTATTATCAAGGAGCAACTTACCCAACAGGTATAGAAAATGAAGGATTTTTACTTAAAAAACCAGAACCTACAGAATGTGATGCATCAGCTAGTTTTGGTGAACTACAATATTTTTCAGCAGATACACATACAATTTATCCCCCTAAATTAACATTTAAATGGGATGATTCATCTTATTCCCATAGTGGTACTACTTTAACTAGTGGAGATATATTTTTAGCATTATATAATAATAAAGCTGAATTCCAAAGAAAATCAAAACAACGTTTTAGATTAACTACTAGAAAAAGATACCCAGATAGAGCTTTTGTAACAAGCTCAAATTATTTAGATACAGCATATTTACCTACTTCTAGCTATTATGGTTTACGTGATGCAACAACTGACGAAATAATAATCCCTTTTGATACAAATTATACAAAATTAAGTGCTGATAATGATGGTATGTATTTTGATTTATTTATGGAAGGATTACAACCAGAACGTTATTATAAACTAATGTTTAGAGTAGATAACAATGATGGTATTAATATTTATGACGAAGATTATTATTTTAAGGTTGTTAGATAATGGGAAGAATAGATCCAAAATTAATAGTACAAGGAGAAGAAAGTTCCATTAAAATTGTTAAATTTAAAGGAAAAACTTCAGTAAACGCAGGTCATCAACATGATTTTGTTGTGTATGAGGACGATTCTGTAGAAATTTTTGAAGCATCTGTAATAAATAGACAAACAGGTCAAGAAGAAAAACACACACATGAATATTTAGGTGAATATCCTTATGGGGTTATGTCTAAAGTTTTAAAAACTTCCAAAGCAAACAAAACCCACTTTCATGCAATAGATAGTGT